TTCAAACATTGGTGGGACACGATCAGCACCAACAGCACCGTAAGAATTTGGAGTTGCATCCAAAGATCCAACCTTGATGTTTTTATAATCCTCTAATCCACTAAGTCCTAAACCATCTTTATTGTTATTCAAATAAACAGATAAAACAGCTAAAGCTTTTTTTATTTGATCTGGTATTTCTGTGTATGTAAAATAATCAGTTGTTATCCGAAAAGGAAAACCAACAGCATAAGTATTGATATAAGTATCAGGTTTTCTTACTCCAGTACGAGGCCATTGCAACGCCTGAGTATCTGTTGCCCTTGCACCTAAAAATCTTTCACGGTCAATCCGTTGGGTTGCCGAATATAAAGCTCTATTTTTTTGATCAGTTGTAGCAGATGCCCATGCAGCAACATCATCATCCTCCACAAGACCATCAATTAGATCTTGCGTATCAGAAAGAGTTAAATAACTGTTTGCGCTAGCTGATCCTGCTGTCGCTACTATCGTTATTGCCATTAGAAGAAACTTTAGGTTTACGCTTGCGTTTTGGTTTTGGCTTAACAGGAGTAGAGGCCACCTGTGCGGCAGCCTCCCTTTCCTTCGCTCGCCTAAATGCGAACATTCCCATTAGCTAGATGCACCTTTTAGGAGCACAAAGTTAAGAACAATTGCTTGGCTTAAAGAACCGCCAGAAAGATTTCCAACAGTAACTTTAAAAGAACCAGCAGCAATAGCCGAAACGACTAACCAATAAGCACCAGCAGTTCCAGCAGACCCATGATTGACAACGACAACATCAGTTGCAGCTACACGATCATTGTTAACTTGGAATGTAACTTCTGCTGCATCAGCTAGAGCAGCATTGTTCATGGTGATCTGTCCTGACTCTGTATTTAGAGTGACAGCAGTTGACTTGTTAGTTGCTTGAGTAACAGTTCCACCAGTTGTAGGACCAGCAGCTTTACCAGCAGTAACTTCGAATTGAGATGGCATTAGTTTTTACCTCTAATCCATTGTGGTGACATTGGTCGCTCTCACGATGCCAATGTTTTTTGTCTCGTATACCTTCGACCAGTTGGCTACGGTTTCAAGTTGAGCACGTGTAGGGTTAACAGTTGTTACTGCCCACTTAGTCCCAACAGGGTGATAGCAGTAATGAGCATCTAATGAAAGAGCATCACTCTTTGCAAGGATGTCTCTATCTGTCTCAGTAGCTAGACCTGCCTGTTCACCAGAAGCTACAGCTCCACCAGTGAAGAAGTAGGTTGAGTACTCAGTAGAAGCACCTGAACCTGTTGTTGCTACGTCATCAGAAACGATAACTCTTAAACCGCAATAGGTAGGAACAGAACCATTACCACCATAAGCAGCAGCAATTGAACCTCCTGACGCTGTTGCAGCTCCGCCGTTACCATCAGTAGCAAGGACGTAATCAACAAGCTTACGCTCAACAAGTGAGTAGTAAACCTTTGAGTGCATACAAACAGCAGTTAACTGATCACCTGCATCTCCAAGGATTGCTTTTGCTTTAGCAATATGCTTAGGGCTTAAACCTGTTGGAGTATCGCCACTCTCTGAATCAATACAGTTAGCAAATAAAGCAGAGTTGCTGTCATTTGCATTGATAGAACCAAAAACTCCAGATAGAGCAGAAAGTAAATCTTTCTGTCTTTGGTTTGCTATGTAAGAAGCTAACTTTGCTCCGATAGCAGCCATTGGATCAGAACCAGCAGCTAAAGCAGCTAAGTCTCTTGATTCAAAAGCACGACCTCTGTGAAGAATCACGCCGATTTGCTTATCAGCCTGAATCTTTCCAGGTGTCAATGAACTGCTATCTGTTAGTACCTCGAAATCTCCAGAAAGGTTTGCTTTCCAGAAGGGTACGTTTACGAAATCACCACCTTCGGTTGCATTTAGCTCGGCCATTGGTTGAACCACACCGCTAGCCAAAAAGGCATCACGCTGAGTTGTCTGCTCAATAACGTACGGCGTAAAGACCTCAGGAATGATCACGTCCGACCTTACGGTGGCCATAAAAATTACCTAAAAAATTGGTTTTACGATGTGGGCATAACCCATTCGGCTCGGCATAACTCCGCCTTATCTAATTATATTAGCGTTTAACTTGATTTTTCAAACGATCATATAAATCTCGGTCTGTTCTATAAATCCTCATCTGCTCAGTAATGTTATAAGTATCTGCTGCAAATGGATTCTTAGTTCCAGCAGGAACTTCACTTCCGCTAGATCTTCCAGCAGGAGCACCACCACCTTGAGGCTTTGGTTGCTTTAATATGTAATCAGGCAACTTTCCTTTTGCCCACTCACTAACAGGCGTTCTTTCATACCCATCAACAACAACAGGGACACCATTATCAACTTCAATTTTATCTTTAGGCAAGAAATTATTTAACACCAAACTTGGATCATGCACTATTTCCGCCAAGGCTTGTACGGCAGGGGAAACAAGTTCCAGCTCTCGCAATTTTGTTTCAAGTTCTGTAATTTTATTATCTTTTTCGGCTGATCGTTCTCTGAATTGATCTTCAAGTTTTGTTCTTGCTTCGGTGTACTTTCCTTGTTTTTCAAGCTCAGCTTGTTCAGCATTACGTTTAAATTCAACAAGTTCTTTGTAATCATCAGGAACTTCCATTAGTTCCTTCTTTTGCATTTTTCCAATTAGCTCATAGTTTTTCTTCTTTAAGTTCTCAATCTCTTGTTGTAACTGTTGGCTTGCTTGATTCTCCATAGGAGCGTCAGTAGCCATAGGCTCCTGATTCTTTTCTTCAGACATAAAAACCCATAAGGCTGTTAAGGCAGTCTAACCATAACTCTTCTTCTTACCTTTGCCCTTTTTATTTTTCTTAGGCATAACCGAATGACAACTAAATTTTACCGTAGCGTCTTTGTAGTTGACTTAATGTAAGTTCACTTCCATCATCTCTAATCATTTTTTGTAAGGCCGCTTGAGGGCCACCATTCTTAGATATTTTATTAAAATATTTAACACGACTAGGACTACCAAAAACATCTAATTGAGCAGACTTACCAGCAGGTGTATCTTTCAACCATTGCCCATAAGTCATATTTGAGGGAACCATTCCACCTGAAGCCGATCTTTTTCCTACTCTTGGTGGCTCAAAATCATAACCTTGTTTTTTCAATCCTTCATAATCAACAACAGCAACAGTAGTAGAGCGACAATTAAAATGTTGAGGAGGTAAGGGGCCATCACCATATTCAAAAACTTGACCGTCTAAAGAAGCACAAATAGCTGAAGTCCTACTATCAAGCGTTGCCACATATCTGTATTTCTGAGTTATATCACTGTTTGATTTATAAACATTTTGGCTAGCAGCATTTGAGACTTGGTTAATACTTGTTCTAACAATTGCTGTGACTTGTCTGTTTGTTGCAGCCGTTAAACTTCCTCCTGCATTTGCAATCTGTTTCACGCTTCCCTTTTGATTGAACAATAAGCGGCCTTTTAATTTCCTTACTATTTCATCTGTTGTTTGCCCTTGTAATAATCCAGTTCTTACTTCCTTTGCTAATAAATCTGCTGATGCTGTAGTTATTCCTTGAAATGCTTTTGCAACAGTTCTTCCATCAGGCAGCGTAATAATTGCACCTTGACCAGCAGTTAAACTATAAGTTTCTGGAGCACCTGTAACTGACTTAAAAAGATCTTGCTGAAGCGTTATTAAATTTAATTGAGTGGGATCAGTCGTTACAACAGATTTTGCAAACTGTGGACTTACTTCAACTGTTCTGACAATACTTCTAGCTCCCTTTGGTAAAGCTTTTTTTAATTGTTCTTCTATAAATTCTGTTTGCAATATTGCTAAACCTTGCAAATTACTTGCAGTTATTTCTGTTGCATCTCCAGCCCATGTTGCCAAGCTTTCTTTTACCTGAGCAATAATTGTTCTAAGTCTCTGAGCTTGATAAGTTTCAGATCCATCTAATGCTTTTAATTTATTAGCAGCTTCAACAATAATATTGTTGTATTCATTAATTATTCGCCTAGAAACACTATTGCTATACCTATTCAGGTCAATAGCATTTCTAAATAAAACGGCTGGTGTGCCTTCATCCGTTATCTGTGGAACAGAAAGTGTTGGCATTTATTAGGCAGCTTCATCTTCTGGCTCTGCTGATTCAGTAGGGATCTCTTCTTTAATTTCCTCTTGCGGTTGTTCCATATCAATTAACCCGCCCATTTGTGTTGCTTCTAATTCCTCTTCAATTGAAAACTCATCTCCTAATACCTCCCCTTCTTCTAACTGCTTCAATAAGGTTTCTTGCGTGATTGTTCCAGCCGTATAAAGTTGCAGCAAACTTCCTATCTCTTGCGGATCAAGACGAGCTGCCAAGAAGTCACGGTTTACAAAACTACTTCCAGACTCGTTGCTTCCTAAATAATTCGCATGGAACAGAAGACAGTTATCAATCATGTCCTGAATCTGCTGTGCAACGACCATCATTGTGGAGTCTCCTTGAGATCGGTCTATTCGTTTTGACTCTGCTGTTTCTGCGGATAATTTTTGTCCTAACACAGCCGCTAAGCCCAGATTATTTATTTGCTTTTCAA